AACTACGATTTCTTCCATCTCCATTTCGATTTCCATCTCAACTTCTGTTTCAACTTCAACGATTTCTACCTCAGGTTCAGGTAAATTAATTTCAATCTCGGCTATTTCTAATTCAACACTAGCAACGGTTATTTCCTCAACAGGAGCTTCGATTGGAGTGAATTCTATTTCGCCCTCGTTCATACTTACATCATTAAATTCAAAGACTTCTTCAACAAAGTCTAATTCAACGGAATCAAAAAGATTTAAATAATATATTTCTTCAATGGTAGTTATCTGTTGCGTAATAATTGTATTGATAACATTGTAAAACACATTGACAGTCACATCGTCAAAGAGAGGACCTATAGCAAGATTAATATCTCGACCTCCTACCTCAACAGTAATTTTATTTAAAACGCCACTGAAATTGAAAGACCCGTCATAAGATTGATAGCCGGATGATACTCCAGACTCAGACAGGATGTCAGTGCCTTGAAAGACTGTAGAACTTCCATTACGTCCTGTAATGTGCATGTATATTCTATCTTGAGCATCTCGTTTTTCGACTTCAATTGAGTATTTGACTTTACCACCTCTGTCTATTTCTAAATCAGAAATATCTATATTATTAATTATAAAAGTTGTACCCATTCCAGATACACCCATAGTTGATGTGCTGTTCCCTGATCCAGTGATCTGTGCGCATCTATCTGCACCTAACTCACCACAAGTATTGCCAGTTGGCATAGAGGCAGGCCCTTGACCGCCCCAATCCGTGCGCATGTCCCCGTCGTCTTGAGTGCCTACATAACCTAAAGAACTATCTAGAATATTACCTGAGTCCTCGTTAGTGACAGTAGTAGTCGTGGTCGTAGTTGTCGTTGTAGTAGTTGTAATTATTTCTGTGCCTTTGTCTTCTTCAGTAATGTCAATTTGTGTATCTTCTGTGATAGTGACACCTGGAGTACAAAGACCTTGTACATCGGGTAAGCAATCAGCTTTAGAATAAGAGGAGACCAGTAGTAATAACAAACAAAGTTTTAAACAGAGCAGCATTTTGTGCATCACTAAACTCCTTTGGTTCTGGTTTATTGGCGGCAATATATTCTGGTTTGTATCTACTACCGTCTGGAATCTTATCTGGATTTGCTTCCCAATACGCAGCAGCTTCGGCACCGATAAGACCGTTTACAGGGCACGGAGTCCCCGCGTCCATCATACTTGTCCATACACGAGGGTCCTGACACAAGAGGGCCACCGCACTCACTTTCATGCCAAAAGCGTACTGAGAGCGCGATAATTTTAAAAGCTGACACAGCTCATCGTCTATAAGAACGCCTGTAGCAATACCTAAGACATTATTTTGAACGGCACCGCCCACACCAACTTTACAAATATCACTATTTGAGTTCGGTAGAACGGGTGCATTCGCTGTTGGGGGTGTATTGTTTACTACCGTACTCGACACGGTATTGGTCTCAGCGTAAAAATTTTTTGTACCGCCGATAACTATTGTTAGAGTCAGTATGAGACAACTTATTAAATAAAGAAACCACTTTCCCATTTAGCATCTCCACCTTCTCCTCGCTTGCCTTAATCTTGAATTTGGATCTTTAGCCGCTTTAGGAAACTTTTTCATTTGACCTGCGCTTCTAGCACAGAAAGACTTTCTTCTCTTTGCAGCTTTGCTACCTGGTTTTACTTTTCCTGTAACTGCTGTTTTTAACTTAGAACCAGGATTCTCTCGTCGATAACGAGCGACTCCCGCCTTCGTCATACCTGCTCCACTCTTCGTGGAACGGAAATACTTTTTTGTTTTAGGTGGTTGTTTGTCTGCTTTTCTCACACCATACCACCCATCGACATCTTTTTTCTTTTGGGTGCAAAAGTTGCAGCTCTTGAAGGTGTTGGTCCTGTGTTAGATTTAGCTTGTTTTCTTCTTACAGCTCCTGCTTTTTGACCTTTTGACATGGCCCTAGCTTTTGCTATAGGCACACATTTTGGATAGTTTTTTCTTTTCTCTCCACCACTACGACCACATTTAGGATAAGAACCATCGGGTTTTTTATTGGCTATGTCCACCCAATTTTCTTTGACCCACGCTCTTAATCCTTTTTTAGCCATTAATATTTTTTAGTCTTTTTTCTTTTACCCTTCATCACAGCGCCACAGCCTTTAGCAATACCACCTTGACCGTAACTAGAAACTTTTTTTCTATCTTGTGATAATTGATTGCTAGAAATCATACCACCCTCAGCTTTTTTGTTTTTCTTACCACCAGGTGTTATTTTACCACTACACACTGCGCTCGCGTACATATTTGCGTACGCGCTGGGATAGACCTTGAATTTCCGCTTCGCTGCAGCTTTACCTCTTGGACATAGTTTGCCCATTATTTTACCTTGCCGCCCTTTTTCAAAAAGCCCATTTTATTACGAACTCTAGTTGGAAGTTTAGCCAATCCTGGATTCTTTTTAGAATCGAATTTTTTCAACCCTCTTTTTTTCAAAGCTTTGGTTGAAGCTAGTTTTTTTGTTTTGTCTTTTTTCATCATCGTCCTTGTCCCCTATATGGTTTAAAGCTTCGTCGCTTATGTTTGTTCATGGTAGATGTACCTATTCTACCATGACCTATTGTAGTCTTTTTGACTACATGGTCAATATTGGTATTAACTTTTTGTTTCTTCATGGGTGCATCCTACACAGCCACACCAAATACAAGATGTATCACAATGACAAGCACATTGACATTTTATGCAAATTGTCATTTCGTAAGCTTTTTACTTTTTTCCCAAGAGCGGAGCCCGGACATTCCGAGTAAGGCTGTGACAAGCGGGAATAAAGTCGACATGTCAAGCTCTGGAAGCGGGTTATGTTGAATACTGAAAGCAGCTAAAATAAAAACTATAAATTGTTTTAACACAAATTCCCACAATATCGCTAGGGCACAGGACATCCCGATGAGGGGGCGCCACGACCGCTGCATAATACCACCGATACCTGTAGCAGTGGACTTAGCATCCGCTAAGTTAATATCCATTTGTTTGGAATTAATCTGATTTTCTAATTCTTTTAATTTATTTCTTGCGGCAAGCTTTTCTTCCTCTGAAGTGTGGACACTGTCGATAACTTTACCGACAGTGTCTACTAAAGATCCGCCTAATAGTTTAGATAACATTATTAAATACCTTTAACGACTGCTACTACAATAACAACTGCAACAGCAACTACGAATAGTTTTCCCTTTTTGTTAAGCTTTTTCCACTTTTGCATAGGGTTCCATCCAAATATCATCATGATATCCTCCTTTTCTAAATTAGTACCACTTGGCACTACGTTTTTTCTCAGGAAGCATTCGTTTTTGTCCGCCAACTTTTTCTACCTGAGTATCTGTAGGATTTGTTGTTTCAATTTCAACTCCTCCTTTTTTGTGACCATCTTTATCAACAAATGTTTGATGATCAATAGGTCTTTTGCTCATACTTTTCATGATCTTTAGCTCCTTTGTTGTAATTTTATCCTTTTTTAGGATTTATTTCCACTCATAACCTTCATTTGAGAGATACCAGACTTGGCAAGAGATACACCAGCACGTAAAGCTTGATGTTCATCGTTTTGTTCCATCTTTTCATCAAAGTTTACTTGATCTTGCACCAGTTTTGCACGTTCTATCTCTAGTTTTTGCTCTCCTTCGTCTTTTTTGCGTTCATTTTCCATTGCACGAAGGTCAATTTCTCTTGATTTTAGCTTAACAAGTGGGTCTACGTCTTCCGCAGAGTTGATTTTGCGCTCTTCTTCCATGAAATCCTTAGTCATTTCAGCAATTAGCTTAGATTTTCTTGATTCAATGGTGACTTGAAGCTGTTCCATCATTGGATTAGGCTGTGCAGGCATACCAGTCATGGCTTGCTGTTGCATTTGCGCTTGCATTTGTTGTAATTGCACCAGTTCTTGAGCAAATTCCAACTGAATTTGTTCTTGAGCCATCAAAGAAATATGTTCTAAGATATTTTTTTGAACTATAGACATAATCGCCGGATTATTTCTAACCATACTGGTACCCATAAAGTTTAAATGCGCATCTATGTGAGCTTTGTGATCTTGTTTGGGAAAAGCTTGAAAGGTTTTTCCGGCCATGGCTTGGATATGTTCCATGCTTGGGTCCATTGGTTGTGGAGGTTTCGGTGGAGGTAAAATTAAATCGACATTCTTGACACCCACAGCTTCATACATACTTCGGTATGCTTGATATAAATTGTGAATCTTTGGATTAGTTTGAGCTAATTGTAATTGTGTTTGTGCTAAACTAATTCTTTGTGTTTGAGAAAAGATATTCGGATCAGCTACAGGTAGAATATCAATACGATCATCAAAGTCTGTTTGCTTAATTATACGTTGACCACCGACGACGTCGTATGGATATTCAGGTGGTAGATAGAGAGAAAAGATTCTCACTAATTGTTTAAATTCATTCTTGAGTGAATTGTATAATCTTTTGTGTATCGCAGACATGACACGTGAACCACGCTCTAGTAATGCAACAGTTGTACCCACAGCAGCTCCTTGATTGCCGTCACCCACTTGCATATCAGCGATGGACGCGAATCGTTGACCCGCATTCACCACCACACCCATTAACTGCAATAAAGTAGCAGAGGGTTCTTTGAAAGGTAAAGGCATAAATGCTTCTCGTAGGTTTCCACCTGGAGCATCCACATCTCTGAACTCACCGGGTCGTATGGATTGAGCTTCATCTCGCACTCGAATACCGCGTGTTTTAAAACCCGAAGGCAGATTAGAAAGAGTCCCTGCATCTAAAAGCTGGCGTAGGGCCGCTGTTGCAGTTCTAGATAATCCACCAATCATGTGAATTAAACCAAAACCATAGAAACCTAAACCTGGTAAAAACTTAAAATGAGTAAAGTAATGAATTCTATTTTTAGATGAATCGTTCGCTTCATAGTTTCGACGAATCGATAAAACTTCACGACTTCCTTCTTCAATAGTAACAATGTAAGGAAGTTTAATTCCTGTTGCTTCTCCTGTTTGAGCGTTGGTATCTTCAAAACCTTCTAAGTCTAAATCAACATGACACTCCAATAATGTATACATGTCTGGAGATTTTTCTGATTTACGAATTCCTTCAAGCTCTCGTTCTTTCGCTGCGATCTCGTCATCTTCGTTTGATGCTTCTGATACTTCAATGTCTCGATAGAAACCACTGACTTGTTGTTTGCGTAAGTCGTTTTCAGAAATATTTATTTTGTGAATTATAGAATCTGCATCATCTAGTGATGTTGCAGAATATGGAACAAGTAAATCATCCGCAGGTACAAACTTTGAGACGGCTCGACCTAATAATTCATCGTAGTACACTTTTTTAAATGTCGAGCCTGAGAGAGG